ACCTTCGGCGATCCAAACGCCTCGGCGGCGACCAAGGTCAAGTTCAAGCGCTTCGCTCACCCGGAGCTGCGCCACGAGGGCGTCGCCATCGGCGTCGTCGAATGGGAGAGCACGCTGACCATCGGTCACAACCGGGTCCATCAGCGCGAGTTCATCTACCACGATGGCGTTCGCATCGAGCATCTGCCGCCGAACCTGAATGGTGCCTCCAGGCCCTACAGCGCGGAAACCGCCGGCAGTCGTGAAATTCTCGGTCTCCCAGTCGATGGGGATGCCTTTACCGGCTCCAGCACGCTCGATCGCGGTGTCGTCGAGAAGCAGATGGTGAACGACCAGGAATGGGAGTCGCCACGATGAGGCAGTTCTTCGCCTATGAGCGTCGACTGCAGGATCTGGAGAGCAGGCTCAACAACGTCATCCGCTACGGCGAGGTCACCGACGTCAAGTTCGACGAGGAAAAGCGTCGCTGGTACGTCAAGACCTCGGACGGGGAGGGTGACACCACCACGTTCAAGTCGGACTGGCTGCCCTGGTCCAGCTTCGGGCACGGCTCCATCAAGGTCTCGTTACCCCCGAAGAAGGGCATGAAGGTCAGGACAGTGTCGCCGAACGGCGAGCCTGAGATGGGCTCGGTCGAGGCCTTCCACAATTCGAAAGACGCCAAGTCGCCCCACGACAAGCCTGACGAGTTCGTCATGACGGTCGAGGGTGAGGACGGATCGGAGTCGGTCAAAATCCACCACGCCAAGGACCACACCACAGTCACACTAGGCGACACGGTTTGGAAGCTGACCAAGGACGGCGCCAGCCTGAAATCGAAGTCCATCAGCATGGAGGCCGACAATTTCGAGGTGAAGGCTAAGGCAGTCAAATTCACCAAGGGGTAGGCCATGCCAGGCATCGCAGTGAAAGCACTCGACGCGGCAGGCGGCGTACAGACCGCCGATCCGGGGAATGACTGGGTCATCGTCGAGAGCCAGCCAGTCGTCGTTATCGGAGCGCTGGTCGAGCCCCATCCTCCATTCCCACCGCACACTTCCGGACCGCCGATGGTGACGGGGGTGAGCTGGTTCACGATCGACGGAATTCCGGTCTGCCGGGCAGGCGATTCCGCCGCCTGCGGCCACACCACAACAGGCCGCGACTGGTTCCAGATCGACGGTTGATCACAAGGACATGACGATGACGCTTTGGGAAACGACGGCCCCGATCTGGGTCGACGGCAGAGAAATCGCGGCCGGACAGCCGGTCAAGCTCACCGCCGAGCAGAGCAAATACATCAAGCACTCGCTGAAGGTACCGGAGGCCGCCGTCGCTCCTGCGAGCGAAGCTCCGGTGGAGCTGGTCGCCGACGAGGTCGAGACCGCACCGAAGGCGTCGCGTCGCAAGCGCAAGGACGCTGATGATGGCGACGTCGACTGAGTACCTGATCGATATCGATCGAGAGACCGGCGACCTGATCCAGGGCTGGCCCCGCATCCGACAGAGCATCATCGTCATCCTGACGACCCGGCTGAAGACGCGCCTCATGAGGCTGTGGTTCGGCTCCGAGTTCTCGGACATGCAGGACAAGCCCGGGAACCACCAGACCTTCGTCGACGGCATCATCGCTGCCATCAGCGCGATCAACCAGTTCGAGCCAGAATTCAAAGTGACGTCGGTGGCCATCAATCGGCTCGACGCCTCTGGCCGCGTCGAAATCACAGTAGAGGGTGTTGATCTCGTCGATCAAACGAGGCGTCAGCTGAGAACAACCCTCTAGGTCAGAGGGCAACATGCCAAACTACGAATCCACGGCGCTTTACATTGACTTCTCACGTCTCCCGCCGCCGAAGGTGATCGAGGAGATCGATTTCGAAAGTCTGGCGGCAGTCTATCGCAGCCAGGTTGTGCTGAAAAACCCCGCCCTGGAGCGAGCGGTATCACTCGAGCAGTCGCCGACGAACGTCATTCTTCAGGCCGAAGCATACGGTGAGATGATCGTGCGGGCGCGCATCAACGCTGCTGCGCGCTCTGTCATGCTTCCATTCTCGACTGGAAGTGATCTTGATGTCCTGGCGTCACTCTACAATGTCGAGAGAGCTATCATCAGTACGGACCCTCTCGTCAAGGAAGATGACGAGCGGCTTCGTCGCCGCGTTCAGCTTTCGATCGAAGCCTTCTCTACGGCAGGATCTGAAGGCGCTTACGTATTCCATGCACTGAATGCTGACCCAACCATTCGAGATGCTTCCGCAGCCCGCATTGACGATAAGGGCGGCGTCAAGATCACGCTCATGAATTCAGGCGAGGATTTTTCTCCGTCTTTCGAGCAGATTCAGAAAGTCGCTCTGAAACTGAAATCGAAGAACATCAAGCCCTTGACCGACGTCGTCTCGGTGGAGGGCGTTCAGATCGTGGACGTCGATATCAACGCAGGCGTCACACTCTACCCCGGGCCGCATTCGGGCCTGATCCTTAGCGATATCCAGGCAGCGATCGAGAAGGTTAGAGGACGCATCTCGCTCCTTGGCCGAGACCTGACAAGGTCGGCTCTGATTTCAGCCATGAACCAAGAAGGCGTTCAGAGCGTCACCCTGACCTCTCCTGCGGAAGACGTCACGATCAACTTTGATCAGTGCGTCCGCATCCGGTCCCTCAACATCAATATCTCGAACGTTCGAGCGGAGTGACCGATGGCAGAAACAGAGAGGGTGATGGCAAACATACTGCCATCGAATGCGACCAAGTACGAGCGGACACTGGCGTCCCAGGTCGAAAGGCTTCTCAAGCTCGGAATTCCAATCAACGATCTATGGAATCCGAAGAAGTGCCCAATCGAGATGCTTCCGTATCTCGCCTGGGCACTCTCGGTCGACATCTGGAACGATGATTGGCCAGAGCACAAAAAGCGCCGAATCGTCGCAGAGTCAGTCAAAAACCATCGATTGAAAGGCACCTTGGCCGGCTTCGAAGCTTACGCCGAGATGGCTGACTCGGAGATTATTCGGGCGATCACACCCCCCGGAAGACTGATCCTCTCGGGGGGAATGACGGATGCTCAGAGAGACCAGCTCCAGCGGCTGATGCCGCAGATCAGGATTTACCGACGATCCCTCCGCGCCAAGGCGAGGAGGAGGATCTACCTGTCGGCCAGGTCGTATTCGGTACTTTCAAATCGCTTCGTCGGAGACAGTCAGGCATCTGAGCGTACCAAGCCGCGCATCACTCTTTACGAGGCCGGAACCGAAAATCCGATCTCAATCGAAGAGGTGGTCGGCATCATCCCGAGCGTCGGAAGAGCGTTCTACGAAAGAGCCCTTCTGAGGCGCCCCCGTCGCAGGGGTGTCGCTTACTGCGGAAAGGTTGGGTCGCATTTTACTGCGCTGAATCATCACCGATCCGTCGCTGCTTTCCGACGAACTGCTGGCGCGACCAGAACTATCCGATACGGGATGGCCCCAGCAAACGTCGACCCGGAGCCATTTTTCACTCCCTCAAAGGCCGGTCGCTCCATGTTTTTTGGCAGGAAGCTGAGAGACAGGTTCTTCTGCGACACGCGCTCTGACACGCGCGTCTTCGAGAGGATCACGATCTGGGATCCCGACCTAGTCCCGACGCGCAGGGGAGCGTCCTATCTTGGAGTCAGTCGATTTGGCGTGAAGCCGTTCACGGCTGAGCTTGTCGTCCACATTCCCAAAAAGAGACATCCCAAGTCTTTGAGGGTCGGTGGTCATGTCGGTCAGTATCTAATCACTTCCGATAACAAGAAGTACCATCAGACGTTGCAGGCGCTCAGGGCAGCCAAGTCTGTAAGAGACACAATTTTCGTCAACACGAAAACATTTCGAAGCCCCGAAGCGGGCACACTAATCGTCGCTGGCACTCCCATGATTGCTGGTCGACTTCTCAGGAGCTAATAATGCTTAAGACCGTCCCTTTTCAGGATCGCATGGAGGCCAGGCATAGCGACCTGAACAACGTCCAGGCGTCCACACGGGCGACGCTGGATACTCTCGTCAAGGATGCAGTGACCGCCGTTGCTCCTGGCTATGCAGGCTTCATCGTCACAAGGAACAGCTCAACGGAGTTGCAGATCGCTTCCGGCCGCGTCTACAGGCCAGATGGCGCCTTCTTCGAGATGGAGCAGGCATCGACGCGAAGCATCACCGGCATCCTCCCATCGGCGACAAAGCGACTGGTGGCGGTCATCGCCTATGGTCAAGAAGAGGATTCCCGCACCGAGACGCGAGATTTCCTGGTCGACCTCGAGAGCGACACGACGGAGCCTCGTCAGATCGTTGTCGAGCGTCGTCGGGCTGCCGTCATCGATCTCGTGCCCGGCCAGGAATCGGCGACGCTTCCTCGTCCGGTTGTAGACCAGAGCCTTCTGGTCGTGGCTTGGATCACACTGAATACGACGGGTATCGAGTCGATCCAAATGGAGGGCGCGAATGCGCTCCCGAGCGTTACCCGAAACTCCCAGCGCATTGCGTCTCTCGAAACCTGGCGCACCCAGATCGAGCCTCGTATCAACACGATCGCATCGGACATCACAGCCCTCAAGCAGGGCATGTCCGGCCTCGCCGGATCGGGTGAACTCATCAACGTGATGCGCGATATCGCGCGCCTCAAGACCAGGCTCGAAATCCCCGATGATGCCTCGGATTGGGCGTCCGATCGCTTTTTGACGTCGGATGAGACCGATACGCAGAACATTGACCTGCTGTGCCTGGTCGAGGAGGGGGTGCGCTTCTCGGATGCTGCTCGCAACGAGACCCAAATCTCGCTCTACAATCCGCTCGACCTCAATGCCTATGTTGCCGGAAACGGCCTCTTGCTGCCAGCCGTCGCAAAGAAGGTCGTCCGACTCGCCTCGTCGGCCGGAGCGATCGACGGTTCGGTCGCCATCGCCACTTACGGGTTCCAAACCCACGAGATGAAGCAGATGAGCGTAGCTCGTTCGCGTATGCGATACGGTCCGTCTTACAACGTCTGCAACAATGCTCAGTGGTGGTCGGAGGGCACCTACGACTCGGCAACGAATACGTTCAGGCGCCATGGAGAGACGTTCCTCGTAACGGCAAACCAGGATCTGGAGAACATCTACGGAAAAGGCCTGTGGGATCCGCTCAACGCCCACTCGATGCTTCGGATCCAGCAGTACTGGGAAGACAGTTGGGCGGACAATTATTGGGTAGCGAACGTCACAGATCGCACTGTCGGTG